CACAAAGGCCAGCATCGCAGATCCCGGATTCATCGAAATTGTGAATCCGCCAATCGCAGCGGCTCCTTGAATCGCCGCGGTCATATTTGCGACGATTTGACTCTTCGTCTGAAGCGAAAGCTGCATATTAACCCCCCAGCGGAAGTGTCAAAACCTGGCTTTGTCCGGTTGTAGCGTCGGTATACGTTACGGTAACGGTGATTATTGTTCCGTTCTCAACTGCGGAAACGGTAGGGTTCGGTAATTGCGCAACCGTCTCCTCTTTAAATATCTGCGAGAGAATTGCATTCGTTATCGCGGGTAAACTGACAGGCCGTCCAACAAATTGTCCTAGCCCGGCGCCATACGTCAGGTTCCAAATGTCGGCGCCGGCTGCCGTCAGTAGCCGCTTAATAACATGCTGCTGTGTTTCATCTGCGACGTACAGAAAATCCCCACCGGCGCTCAGATCAATATCAGCGCCGTAAACATGCGAAATATCGCCCATTTTTATCCTTGCGGTTCGCCGGTTTGTGTTTCGGGGTTACCACCCGGAATATAGCGATGGGTATGCGGCGTGAACGCGATGTCGGCGGTCGTCGTTTCACGGGTCACATTGAGCGAACCGGTAATGTTTACAGTTGCGTCGCCTCCGTCCGGCGCCCCGACGTTAAGCGTCGGTGTCACCAGCGTGATAACGCCGTCGGCTTGTAAATAGACCTGCGCTCCATTCGCATTCTCTATCATAATTTCTCCCGGCTGCGCGCCGACCGGCGCCGGATCCACGTCGGAGAAATAAAATCCTGTGATGACCCAATTCTGTGCATTGCCAACCTCTGGCTGGATAAATGCCTGAGCACCAATCATGGGCGGGATCAATATGCGCCAACCATTACCAAGAAACCCGGCCGCGCTCGACAAAACCGGGATCCATCCCGTTTCCGGAGCCGTTCCATCCGCCGGATCCCACGGCATGATCTGCACTTTTGCCATCGGTGGGATTGCTTGCCAGCCGGTCACAATGCCCGACCTGTTGGCGGCGGAAAGGGAAGCGACCGCAGCGATCTCCCGGCGTTGTGCGTCGGTGAAACTCATTGCAAATCCCCTAATCGCTGCCCGGTGGCGTCATCGTACAACGCTAATGGTGATGAAGTCGTCGCCTCAATAAAGGTTGACGCACCGCGTTCGGTCGTCACCTCATAGGTGATGGTCAGCGGAAAATAGGTTGAGTCGTAATCCGTACCGGTACCGGACACCGGTATAAACGTTTGCGGACTCATCAATGCCAGCGATGGAATGATCACCCTTACATACCGTTCATGCCGGGAGATATCCAATGCGAGTTGCTGAGCCTTGGCTAAGCACTGGGCTTGGCTCAGGTTCGGCACCTCATATAAATAGACTGGTAATTTAACCCGCGTGACCGCGCCCTCATCAACGGTCTTGGTCCGCACCGTGGAAATAATCGCAGTCTTTTTACGGCTGCTCCAGGATTTTACCTTAACGACCACGTCTTGAGCGTATGTCATATGCCGCTCCAGCAATAACTCCGTGACCCCCGCAACGAGCAGTCCATTAAAATCTCGTGTAAGCTCAACGGGGTAAACCGGAGGGTTGCCGCTGGGTGGATTGAAATAAAGCGTTGTACCCGAAACGTAGGGAACAATCCCTTCCGCCTCGCCTAACCTGCAAAGCAAGTCCCACTCATTCGTCATTTGAGAGAAATCGCCGCTGCTCGTCTCATCGTGGTCAACGTCGTAGATGCGTCCAACGATCGTGGTGGTCGGTGTCACCATCGCCTGTAAACCATGCTCAGCCGCGAACTGCGTTGCGATCTCGCTCGCCGTCAGGTTTCTGAACGTGGTCACAATTCTCGTGTCGATCATACCGGCCGCGAGATCCCGGCCTACGATTGAAATTGTATTCTCAATGGCATCATAAATATGATTGTCAACGTTGCCGGTCATCATCGGAAAGAATGTGCTGCCGTCAAGCGATAATTCGATTGTGACCAAAATCGTCTTGTTGGTCGTCGCGGCCCACCAAAAAGCCGGAAATTCATCTTCTGGAATAAAGCCTTTCTTCAAGCAGAACCCACCAATCTGGAACGCGCCGGCCTGCTTAACGCTTACTTTGCTTACCCCCTCCAAAACCGTGCCATTGACAGTCACAAGGAACCTTGGATAGTTCACCATGCTCTCACTCATCGCTGGCGACCCAATAGAGCCGCGGCCTCGGCGCGATCGTTGAGCCTTTTACAAGTCACAGTGTCGGAATCCCATCTGTCAGGTCTGTCTCAACATCGGGGATAACCAAGCTGATCGGCGGTCCGGATATAACCGGATCGGTCAAATCATTCTGTACCATAATGCGATAAAACTCGGTCGCATCACCCAGATATTGCGCGGCCAGAATAAAACAATCCGTTCCCGTCACCATAACCGCGATCGTCATGCGCTTGCTCTCAGCAAATTCTGTTGGGCACGAACAACATAGCCTTGGGCGGCACTGAGATTGGCCGCATCGCCGCAAGCCGCCAACGCATTGTTGACACTGGCGGAAAATCCAAATGTATCCAACCCCGTACCCGCCGCCTGTGTCAGAGACGAAAGCGACGCTCCCAATGGCGCCAACGTGGCATCCGTCGCTACTGACGCTGTCTGCAACGAGGTCGCGGCGACGTTCACGGCGCTCACCGCCGCGGTATATGCGGCACTCCCCACCGTCGTAGCATTCGTCGCCGAAGCGGCTGCAGCGGCATTCGCAACGCTTGACCCGACGATACCTTGACTTACGGCACCAAGCGCTCCCGCCGGGTTGCCATCGATAAGGTCGGCCGTCACCTGCAACGTCATATTTACGGCAGTTGTGCCCGCAACCAGCGTGTTGTCGGCAATCACCGTGCACAATATCCTATACGGCATCGGCGCATGGCGAATTTGGCAAGAAAACTTGCAAACAATCACTTGGTAGGAAAACACATCCCAAGCCAATGTCACCGCTTGGCCCGAGCGCCGAATCTTGTCTAAAACCTGCGCCATCTCCGTCGCAAACTGACCGTCAAGATAACCGGCCCATCCAATATCATCATCATCCTGCGCCATAACGTCGATAATTCGCGCGCCACCCGGCAGTTTTTGCACGGACATCAACTGTCCACCGCCAATCGGAATGGCGGTCGGCAAGCTCATTCCGCTAAATTGCACCGGGCCAAGCGTCACCGTCCCATAGCCTGCGAACAACTGGCCGGCCGCAGAAATCGCCGATAGAATATCCGAATTCACCGTCACGGTAGATTCCTTTGTCCCGGCATCGCTGGGCTGCGCGTGCCGGTCCCTGCAGTTGGTACGGTGGGCATCAATGTCCCGTTTACCTGGTTCACCGCCACCATATAAATCGGGTCATTCTTATGCCCGGAAGGACCGCTCCGTTCCCCTCCGGAATTTCCTCTACTTGCCGGCATATTCAGGGCCTCGGGATCGACCTCATTAACGTTGCCTCTCGCCAGCCATTCGCCCGGCAAGCCCTTTGGACGGGGCGCCGCGGCATCGCTCAGCCCCCTCGTGGCAACCTCGGCGCTCTGTCGAGCCACGATGCCCTGTTTCGGCAAGAACCGCTCAGCATTGCGCATCATCTCCCACATTCCGGCGATGCCCGTTATACCCGCTGCGTCGGATGTTTCGTTAGTGGACAAAAAATTGCGCGAGTCTGGCTGCAATCTCAACGCCTCACCAATCTCGCCTTCTGGCTCATCAGGTAAATCGACCCCTGCCATGTGCCAGGTGTCTCCCTGCTGCGCGGGCGCCACCCCGTCAGTGCGCGCCGACCTCTCTCCGCTTAGCCGATCAAAGCGAGCATTGAGCCCGGCAATTGCAACGCCAAAATCCGCCTCATCTTCTGCCGTTGCCGCGTCGCCTCCTGCCGGACGATCCGGAAACAGGTCTCCAAAGGCCTGAATAATCCGATCATATGGTGCCTCGTCGAGCATATCCGCGCCTTGGCTCTCGCCATTATCTGATTCGGTGGCGTCGTCCCCGGCTACGCCCGCGGGCTCGAACACGCCACTCTCACGCGATCTGCCGCTGGCGTTGTTCGTTGCCGGCGCATCATAAAACGTCTCTCGGTCGCCCCGATGATCAAACGGCTCCATGGCATTTAGAATTGGATCAGATTCCGTGGCGCTTTCAAAGGTTTTGGGCAAATGCGGATAGGCATATTCAGTATCAGCCTGGCCCTTCGCCAATCCAGGAACGTCCGGAACAAAAAAGCGGCGCTGGCTGCTCCCAACTTCCGGAACCTCCCCATCCCTCCCGGAGAGCCGGGTGTCGCTCTCAAAGTCAGATTTTTGGATTGGCATGCCTATCGAAGCTGAAGCCTGCTCGCCCGAGGGCATATCAGCCAACAACCCACCGCGGTTTGGATGGAACAACGCCGCTATCGCGTCGCCAACTGGCGCACCCATTCCATCTCGTCCAATATCCGACGGCACCTCGCCCTCTGGCAATCCGCCCGTTCCCAAACCTCGCGGTATAACGGCCAACAGTTCCGATGCCGCATTCATGTCAGCATCATGTTCAGCAACACCGCCAGATATGTGCAGCGGGCCAATCTCCGGCATCCTATCCATCAGCGTATCAGCCGGCAGCAGATTCTCGAAATGGTTGGAATGATCGCTGTTGGCGTAGCCAAACGGTCCGGCCGCTTCATCATTCAGTTCGAAGCGAGCTCCGATATCATAACCGATCATATGAATCTCGCTCCTTCAATTCCGCCAGGAGGCCATTGCATCATGGCTTGACAGCAAATTCATCAATGTCCCCTCAACGCCTCAACAATGCTCGTAACCATGTCCCGGCGATGTTGCGCCTCAATTTCCCTGATCGCCAAAATTGTCGCCGAGCGCCAAACGTCAGACATGGACAGTGCCGCCTCCATGCTGGAAGCCGCTCCACGCATCGCCATAAGGACTGCGTCCTGAAATAACGCCCGGCTACTCAGTTTTTTGCCGCGGTCTCCAAAGACCTCGCTTCGGCATCCGCCGCGTCCCAACTCTCGTTCATCCGAACGTTCGCGGCCGCAAAGCCGGCATTTCCAAGCTGAGTCACAAGCGCAATAAGATCGGCCTGGGTTTCGGGAAAGGCGATCGCCTTCTCGTCGATTTTTCGTACCGAGGCCGCAATCGTGGCGGGACCCACCCAACCACGCACATCGTTAAACTCCCCGGCCAATTCATATATTTTAAGGCGCTCGAACGGAGATAGCTTTCTAAACTCGATCGTCACCGGATCCGTTTCCACATTCTTATAGGCGGCGCGGATTGCCGCCAGGTCATTCTCGTTCAGATCCTTCAACAGCGACTCGATATGCTTCTTATGCGTCGGAAACGGCCGGGGAATGCCATCGATACTGCGGATGGACGCGACAATAATCGCCATCGAACACCATCCGCGATTGCCGCTGAGCTCACGCGTTCCCTCCGCCAACTTCATGGATTCCGCCGGCGTTACGCCTTCTACCCCCAACACACGGCCATCGCGCAGCGTAATCTCGATCATACGGTTTGATACCCATCGCCAACAAAGGTGAGTTCCTGCATAACCGGCTTTCCTGGCGTTGCATCGCCAATTTTGGTAATCATCCATGAAACCGGGCTAAGGTGAACCGTCGTTTCGGTACCATTGAGTTCGCTTATCGTGTAGGTAAAGCTTCCTCCCGGGATCGGAACGCCGGCCTTCCAATTCTGGCTCATCTGCGCCGCAAGATTTTCGAGGTCCGAATTGGTTCGGGTAAACGTTATTTTGCCGGAAACGCCTTTAACCACCGTGCGCGAATTGGTGGTGCCGGTCAGATCCTGAAATGCCTGGATAGTATGATTTGGGGCAATCGATATCACGGTCTGCTGAGGCGCGGTGATCGGACCGTAAGGCCCTATAATCTGCGCACGAACATCCTCACCTATGGTATATGATGACATGAAAAATTCCTTGTGAAAAGAATATGGAAGCGTATCCCGTTACGGCGCAGAAAAGCCTACGCGAACAGAATTACGCGCTTACTGTTGCGGAATCGTGGCCGTCTGCGAGACCACTACGGACTGTCCACCCTGCACGTTAACAATGAATTTCTCGTTGATGGCCTGGTATTGAACCTGCACGTCGGCCTGCACATAACCTAGCGCCGTCCGGCCCAGCGGATTGTTGGAAGCATCGCACACGACCGCAAAAGGCAACCTTCCATCCGTGCTCCCGAGCAGCCCCTGAGAAAGCATTCCGCTCAGGAATGACAGAAGCGTGGCCTTGATGTTCTGAAACAGCGTTGAATTAACCAACTGCCCCACATATTGGCCCATGCCGGATGAAAGTGTTGCGGCAATATAGTTTGTCAACCGCGTATAATTATCCCCATCGATCACTTCGTTGGAGGACGTATTATGTCCACCGCGAACACCCCAGTAAGCGCCCCCGGGTTGCGGATTTGAGATCACATCAATGCCGGCGCCAAGCAGTGCCGCAAGATCGGCAGTTGCATAAGTGGAATAGGTCGGCGAACCCGGAGCGCCTGACTTCTGGCTGGAAACGACACCATAAATCTGCTTGTTGAGAGACGATTGCTCCGGCGACAGATTGGCCAGCCGCCCCGCAGCAAAAGCGGCCGGCGAACAAAGCCGCGTTACCGCATTCACCGGATCCGACCAGAATATCCAATCCCCGAACATCAGCTTGCCCGCATAGCTATCCAGGCCGGCGCTGGCTTTTGTGGAAACGGCGTTCGCGATGTTATCGCCGGCCGGCCCGGTCATCACCATGTAAACGCCCTCGGACAGCCCAAAGGCAACCTGGGTCGTCCAGGCGGTGGAGTCGTCAAGATCCGATAACACCCCAATCCCGCAACCCTGGCCACGCAGCGCATACATGCCGGTGCGCGGCGCAATATCAACACCAATCAACGATGCGGTAGTAATGGTGGCTACGCCATCAGTGCCACCAGCAAGCGCGTAGCTAGTCAAAGCAGGGGCCGCCGTACCGATACCGGCAATCGCGGTCACCAACTGCGAGGGTCCGCGCAACGCGCTATTGCCGCTATTGATCGCCGCCGCCAGATTAATCCAGAATGCATTTCCGGTACCGCCAACGTTATTGTATATTTCCGGCGTCGCACCCGGCAGGGTTACGACCGCTTGATAACTATTCGCAGCCGAACCGGCGGCCAGGGTGATAACAATACCGTTGCCGGCGCTGCCGGTGTATTTTCCGGTGACAGTCATGCACGTGCTCTGCAGCACAACACTGGCGGCGGTATCCGTCCCGTCGGTCACCCGCACTAATCGGAAATTCGAAGCACCTTGCAAGACCGCAATGGCAACCTGGGTCCCCAGGTCGTGCTTGCGGTTAATCAATGTACCAAAGGATGCGGCAAAGTCGCTCATGCTGCCGACAATGACCGGTGAATTAACCGGCCCCCACGGTGCCGTACCCACCATGCCAAGCACATCCGTTGGCACACCGTTCAGCAGCAGGTTTTGTGGCGGAACGATCTGCACGTACAGATCGGGAACAATCAGCGCGGTCGTGTTGATCGCACCCTGTTGTACAATTGTCATTTAGATATCCCTTATTAGGTAACGGTAATGGCATTGGTGGTAAAAACGCCCAGCAGCGTGCCAGTGCTGTTATAGAAGGCGTATTTGCCATAATATGTGCCCGCGGTGCTCGGTGCGGCCGGCGCGCAGGTCGGGGTACCGAAACCATCGGCGAAAGCGTAAAACGCGACCGCATTTCCGTTGAACAGCGCGTTGCCAAAGGTTCCCGGCGCGACACCGGTATTCGTCGTATCGAACCAGAATTTGCCCGCCGTTATATTGCCGACCGTGGATAGGTTCACATTCGGCGCCACATCGGTTGATCCGTGAACAATACTCGTCGTCCAATCCACCGCCGGGGCCGATCCGGATGTCGTGGTCGTCAATGTCAAACCGGTCAGCGACGCATTTCCAGACCCCGCAATGAGGCTATAGGATAATCCCGTTCCGCCACTCGCCGCCGAGACCGCCAGGGCGCCGGATATCGCCTGAATGGACGGCGCCGCCGTTTGCTCAGCCCAGATATAATATGTGCCGGCGGCCGTTGGCGTGAGCGTTCCTGTCCAACCCAAGCCGGAAACCGTCGCATTGCTCCAACTGGCCGGCGCAACGCTTGCAGAACCGGAAAGACCAATCCGCACCGCGCTCGCCGCCGGCGAAACGGTCCCGGCGAGCGAAATTGCGGTCCCAGCGGTACCCGTCGTTGGCGCGTTGGAAATGGTGATCGATCCCGACCCCCCCGACGTGCCGCCAGATTGTTGAACCGCCGTTGAGGTTATAGATGTTATGGATAGAAGCTGGGCCGGCACGCTTGTGCGCGGCGGTGTTGGAGCAAATGCCATGCAAATTCCTCTATCGATCGATGATACGAATAATCGTCGGAAGCGATGTGATTGCGCTGAGGATCGCAGCCAGCGCCATCACTTTCGTCCACGTCATTTCAATGGAAGCCGCCCGTTCGGAAATCTTTTTTTCACGCTCTTTTCGGGCGCCCATTTCCTCAGACATGAATTCCATAATCTTCAGAATATACTCGTCCACCTTTTTGGCATGTGCGTAAAAATCCACACTCAATCGGGCGACTTCCGATTTGAGCACGGTCAAATTCACCTCTTCGTCTAACATGGGCGTCCTATCAAGCGGAGAGCGCGATTCCAAATGTCGCGACCGCCGAAGGCCCGGTTCCCGTAACCGTTACCGGCGTTCCAAGCGGCATATCGGCGCCCCAGCCATTGCCAAGCGCGGCGTTGATATCGTATCCGGCCGGCTTCACAATGGTTGCGAAATTATCGGTTACCGCGCAACCCCGGCCAATCTCGGTATCGGGTTGCACGGTCCAATATTCTCCCGCCCATGGATATAATAGCCGGCATTGCGTATGGGGACTCGCGGGCTGGCTCGCCAAGGTGACAAGTAGATGTGTCGGATCCACCCGAGCACAGGATATGGCCCGAATGATATTCCCCGGCGACGCCGTATTCCCGCCATCCATCAGCGAGAAACCAACGCCTTGGGCGGCCAGCAGCGGCACGACAAGATCGTCACCCCCATCATGGGTAACGGTAATCGTCAAAGCCTCGCCGCTCAGCGTAGCCCCGGTAATTGCCGGGCCGGTCCCCACACCCAGAGCAGAGGGAATCAGCGCCTCTGACAAGCCGTTAGCCGCCAAGATCGCCCGCGCCGCCGGCAATGCCGCGCGTTTGAACAATATCACATTATCCGTGGCACTCCGGTGCCCGCCATCGGTATTGCCCCCGCTGGCGACGCCCGTGCTGGCATTCCACGACTCATTGCGCGAAATCGTGTCATAGGTCTGCCTGACAACCCAACGAAAATTCTGCGCCGGATCGGCATCGAGCTCGGCCCATACCTCGCGCAACGTTGGTGGGTAGCTAATATAATTCGGCAACAGCCCATAAGGCGGCCCGAAGAAAAGCATCGGCAGTTCGGCCGCAGTTCTACCAAGCATGGCGCGTATCTGCGCCAGCAGGTTGACGATCGCCGCCTTGTAAACCGCTTTATCCGCAGGCCCGTATTCCAGGCTATCATTCTCGCCCCAATACGAAACCAGGGCATTCACCTGGCCGATTTGCGCTTCGCTGAGGGCGGCGGCAAAGTCGGAATACCCGGCACCGCAGGTACCGAGCCCCGCCACCGCCGCGGTCGCCGCGGAAAACGATGCTCCGGCCGAATTCGCCAAAAACGCTCCGGTATATAACGCCGGCGTTACAATCTCCATAACCCCAATGCCGGAGACTTCCGTGCCGGCCTGGCCTGGATTAACCCAGGCCGTCAAAACGGAAGGCATGCCGGCGCCCTGCAGGTAGAATGAAATTGCCTGCGCCATCGCCAGCAATGCGCCATCCTGCGTCTCGGCATAGCCCGCATTGCTCTGGCCCGGTCCACTCAGCAAGGTGATATTGCCAAGCCCACTGCCGCCGCTACCGCCGCCGCCGCCGCTCGCAGCCGTGCCACTTTGCAGCGCTATGCCAGGCGCCGCCAGCACCAGCCTGCCCCGGCTTTTGATGTCGGTGGTGGTCATAATTTCGCGTACACGGTAAGCGATCCGCCCGGCGCCGTTGCTGCCAAGATGCGCGCAATCCCGCCGGCGGCGATGCTGCCCGCACCCGTATTCGTCGTCATGCCCGCAAGCGCAACGCCGGATCCGGAGGCATTTATGACATCGCAGGCAAATCCAGGTCCCATTGAACTTATAAGCGGCGTCAGCGTCACGCCGCTCGCGGTTACCAGCAGCAGCCGCTGATTATGCGCCGAATTATCAAGCTGCACCGTCCCGGCCGCCGCTATCGTGACTTGCGGCAGCAGATAGCCCGGCAAATGCCCCTGAATCCACGTCCAAATCGCCGAGAATGGCTGCGCAAACACCGTTTTACCGCCCTGCGCCACCAGCGCCGTGTCGGTGTCGGCCGCAGCCGCCGCGGTCGTCAGCTCGTCCGGCGTTTCGCCCGCCGCGCTGCCGCCCAGCAATGATGCGGCAATCGAAGTCGATACAGGAATGCCCTCGACATAATTCAACGCCGAAGAGGGTACGGAAATGGCCGAGGAGACCGCAGACGCCCCGCTGATCGGATCATAGCCCCAAACATACCAGGTCCCGGGTGCAACAATCTCAACCACCCCGGCAAACGTGCCCGCAGCCGTCGTCGCGGCATCCCACGGTCCGGTTGGCAGTGTGCTGTTCTGCCTATCCAACTGCACCTGCACAATATCGCCGGCGGGGCTGACCGTGCCGGCAACCGAGAACGCCACGCCGACCGTTGCGGCCCCTGGCGCGGTAATCGTAATGGCACCGCTCATTTAGTAAACTCCGATCAGATCGCCGCTCGCATCGGTCAGAACATTGCCGGCGCCATCGGTAAGAATTCCGCTCACCGCCGCACCGTTCCCAACCCATTGGATCCGCGCTGAATTTGTTCCCAGCGCAATCAACGGGGCCAGCACCGCGGGTTGCACCTGGCTGATGCCAACATCGTAATTCAGTCGAAACGTTATCCAGCGGCGCCAGATATCGTCGCGCCGCACCGTATCGTCATCGCGTTCATCCGACCCCATGATCTGCGCGGTCGTGCCATCGGCAAGACCGATAAACCGGGTCAGGCTGCCATTGGGCCGCATCGCGGATTCCACGGCGTACACCGCCCGCGTCAGCGCCGCCCGCACCAACGGCCCATCGGCGCCGGCAAACGGCACCGCGATGATCGCAACCTGCAACTGCGTTTCATTCTGCCCGGTCTGCCAAAACGCCGTCTGATCCGCGACAACATTCACCGCTTCGATTGCAGCCGCCGTCAGCACGGCGCCCGCAGCCACCGCGGCGGGAATAAAGCTCGCAAACGCCGCCGCCACCGTCGCCGGGTTATCGGTCGCGGCGGTCCGGTAGGCATAGCAAGTCCCGCCCGCCGTCACGCCCACCACCTGCCCCGCGCCGGCCACCCCGCCAAAGGTCACGGCGCCATCGCCCAGCACCGCCAACAGGGTCGGCATGCATGAACTTATCTGCGTCCAGTACGGGCTATACCGGGTGATATCGCGGGTCGCTCCCGCCACTCGCATCACACCAATATTGGAAACGCCCGCCAGAATATCCGCCTCAAGGCCGGCCGTTACCGGCTCGCCAACATAAAGCTTTGCCTGCATCGAATAGCTTGGCGCGCCAATCGCCCCATTCCAGGGCATAGTGCAGGTCGCCACCGCTCCGGGCAGATAGGCCTGCCCCGGAAACAATACCCCCGCCAAGGCGCTGCACACGCCCTGTTCAACGTCATCGATCGTGGCCATCCTTTATGCGCCGGTCCCGCGGCTGGTTTGCAAAATTGCCGCGATGGCGGACGCGCGATGACGGTTCAAGATTTCAACCCCTTCTTCGCCGGCATCCGCCCCCATAAAAACGCCTCACGCTGCACCAGGCTTTCAATCGGCGCTGGCCGTTCCAGGCTGCCCCCGGCATCAAATACAATGGCGCCAACCCGCCGAATTTCGGCATTATAAGGGTTCGTGGCCTTTGGATGGGTACCCGCAGGCATCATCCGAAGAACCGGATTATTCGCCATCCGCAATTCGCGCTCAGCGGTAAAATGCGCCGCGGCAATTTTAGCCTGCGAGAACCCCTGCCCCGCTTCGTTGAAGCGCGTCACCGCGCCGTTCAACGCGGCCAGACGTGAATCCACCTCCGCAGCCGCCGCAAACCTTTCATCCAGACGCCGTTCCACAGCATTTGCAAGCTGCGCGGCCTGCTCGAACCAGGCGGAAATCTCCGCCTCCCACCTGCGTTTCTCGGCACCCTTGTAAATAGCGGCGGCAATTTCAGCCCCAACCAAAGCAACGCGCGCATCGTCCTGCGCCTGCATCAGGGCCGCAGCGTCTACCTCGGCGCCGGCAGCGGCGCGCGCAACCAGCTCGCCGCATCCTGCCTTGGCGGCGTCGGCTTCCCGAGCCTTCGCCTCCATCGCGCGTTTCTGAATCTCTTCATGCGCGATCGCGGCGGTTAACAAGGCGCTGGCCTTTGGCGGCATCATCCAATTTCCCCTATTGTCACGCGCCGGCCCGCATCGCGGAGACCTGCCAGCCATTCGGCGAATAAATCGCGCTCTCCACCGTATAGGTCACCGGCAAAACATCTCCGGTCTGCAACTGGTCCCCCCGCAACACCTGGCCAGGCAACGAGGCCGGCAAAAACACCGCCACGCTGGGCATTTCAACCGCGCCCGGCAGATGCATCTCAGCCGGCGACTTTCGGTCCGAAGGTTGCAGCCATCCCGGCCATCCCGTCACCACCGGCGTCGCCACCCGCACCCCAGGCCGAAACCCAGGCCCCGGCGGCGGGTCACTCGTCTTCGACCAGATAAAAACCGAATTGCAAAGCACCAGCCGAACCGCAGCCGCGCCCGGCACAATCTCCGCCAAAAAAAGCGTGTCGCTTCCCACGATATAATCACCGGCCAAAAACGCCGACGCGTCGAACGCGCCAAACCGGTCGCCTTTTCCCCATGCGCCGGCCGCCGCAACAAAATTATTTGCTGGCGAAACAATGGCGTTAACAGTGCCGTATAAATTCCCGGGCGCAACAACCGGTCCCGTCCCTGCCGGCCGGTACCACTGCATCGGAAACCCAGCCCTGGATCCCGAAATACCCAGCCCATAATTGATTTTTGCGGCAATCACCGCGCCGCTCACCATTACACCACCAGATCGACACTATTGCCGCCGCCGGATAGGCCAGGCCCCGCCGGGAGCCCTAGAAATTGACAAAGCCGCCGGCACCACTGATCAAACAAAGCGGTTCTATCGGAAACCTCGTTCGCATTATGCACCCAGACCGAGGCCGACTCCGTATCGAGATTTGCACCAGCCCCTGGAATCGCCGCCTCAAGCGTATAAAGCGCAGCCAGATATTGACGCAGGATCGACAATTCAGCCGGCGCCAAATTCGGCGTTCCATCCGCCTGCACACCCAGCCGGTATTCCATCAGCCCGTAAGCCTGGAAAAACCGCCATCCCTGAAAGCCGGACGGCCCGGCGCCATAAGCGGGATAACCGCAGAAGCGCCGAATATTAGCCTTCTCGTCATCGCTCAGCGGCGTGCTGACGTATTGCTGGGCAGGATCGTTTTCAGTGACGCTGTTGCTCACGTCGAAAAACTCCTAAATCGCGACAACCGGTCCAAGACGCCGATGGCAAGGGAATCGCGACCAACCGCTTGTCCCATTGCCACCGCTCGCCCATCCATCCAAGCGCGATATTTTACAGGCTCTCAATCACGATCGCCCGCTTGAACGCGGAGTTATTCGCCGTCGGGATCACGCTGGGATTCGCCGTCGTGTCCGAAGGAACACAAAACCCGCCAATCCATTTCCAGGACTGCGCAATGATTTCCTGCAGCCGATCCATCGGCTCACGGGTGATCATGGTGATCCCGTCAATCGTCACCTTCTGGCCGATATTCCCAGGCGTATCATCCGCATCCTGCCCGGCAAAATCGCCTTCGATCAGCGCCCCCTGGCCGCACACAATCGCCCGGTAAACAGCATTGCCGTTCACAACCTGCGGCAAAACCACGTTATTCACCGGCACAAAGCGAACACCCATCAATTCGAACACGCTACCCTGCCGGTATTCCTGCGACCCGTAAGCGCCGCGGAACAGCAACTGGAACGCCGGATCGGAGAACAGCCCCTGCAACTGGCGGTTCGACAAATAGCAGTTATAGGCGCCGTCGACGTCCGGCACATTATTATCCCGCATCGTACTGGCCGCGGATAGAATTGTCGTCACCATCAGCAGCGTATCGCCGGCAACCAAGGCGCCGGTCGTCGCGCGATTATTCGGCCGCAGGATGCTTGGCGCAATGGCCGACACAACCGGATTTCCCAACGTCGCATCCGCCACCGTGACATTGCCGGAGAAGGTCAAAATGCCCGAGATACCGCCCTGCTGAAGCGCCGCACTGGTATTGGTGCCATCCGGTGTCGAGCCAACCAAAGTATAGGAGTCGGACCCCACGGCCACCAGAACGGTGTTGCCGCCGCTCACCGCCACCACTTGGCCCTCGTTATTCAAGGTCGTCTGGAAGCCGCGGATATCGTCAACATGCACCGCCGGGCCGGCGCTGCCAAGCGTGGTCTTAACAGCGGTATTGCCGCCCATATAGGTGTTGCGCAACGCATTCAGCGCCAACGTATCGAGCGTGCGATGCGCCTGCTCGCCAAGGCGCGACGCATTCAACAGAAACTGTCCTGCCAGCCCCACCCGTTCCGTCACCGTATTCAGATCGATGGTATTGGCATATTCGTTGATGGAGAGCGTGAACTGTTCAACGCCCCAACTCTGCGACGTCAACCCATTATCGAAATTGGTATTGTTCGCCGGCGCCAGCGGCGTGGTGCTCACCTGCAACAGGCCGGCACGGGTTTTGGTAATGGTCTCGCCAATCGTATTGGGAAAATCCATCCGATCGGCAATGGCGCGAAACCCAAGCTTGGCTTCAAGCGAGGTCTGGAACTCGCGCTCCAGAAAATTCTGTTGAATAATGCTCTGCAAAGCAATCGGAAAATTATTAATCGCCATGGTTATTCCTCAATTTTGCCCGTGCGGGCCAGGATGAAACGGGCAACCGGCCCGCACGGCTAAACGTACCAAAAATCGCGCGGATAAACGCAACGCTGCACGCCGCGTGCAATCCGCCGTCGCAACGATGAACAATCACCGTCGAATAATCGCTGCCTTCGCCGCCGCGTATTCCTCTTTCGTCATCGCCAACACACTCTTCTTCACGGCATCCGTGGCAGCCGGAGCCGCCGCCGCCGCCGACGTACTCGACTTGGCAAATAAATGCGGCTTTGCCGCCTTCAGGGAAGCGATCAATTCCGGCGCATTGCTCTCCCCCGCTTCGTTTACGCTCACCTCGCCAAGCTTGATGAATTGCAACGCCTCGGTTGCATCAACGGCGCCCGCCGCCTTGGCTGCCGCTACCAGATTGGAACGCTTAAGTTTTTTCACATTCGCCTCCACGGCCTCTTTGGTCGCCATCTCCGCGGCCTCGAGCCGGGCTTTCAGCGCATCCATCTCGGTCAATGTCTTCTCGCCGGCCCTCAGCACCCCGGCCAGGATGACTTTCAAATCAGTGTCCGCCGCGCCTGAGATCCTGGCGCCCATTTCCGCGATCTTCCCACCGAGCACCGCATCCGAGACACCAACAGGGGCCGGCTTCGCCACATCATCTGACATTTAATTTCCTTGGTACTGCGAAGTTTCAGCTAAAATCGCGGCAAATTTATCCGCACCCACGGGTCCAGCGGGCGCCCGCAGTCAACCGATCATAAATCCGTCTCCGTCGCGGAGACCCGCGCCTGTTGCCGTTTCAACCTGGCATCAATGGCGGACTGATCCCGCGTTATCCTGGCAATTTCTTCGCCCAGATCCTCAATATCATTATCCGCCGCAATCTTGCCGATCACCGTCTCCTGGGACATCAATCCGCCGTCCCGAAGCGTGCGATAAGCCTGCGCCTCCTGCAGTTTCTCGGCATAGCTCGGCGGCGTAAACCGCGCCCATTTTAAGGAAAGCCCATCAGCATCCAGCCTGCCCACCGGCTTGCCGCCCACAGTGATGCTCACCTTGTAAGACGCCCGACAGACCATCCGGATCAACGCAAGCAAGCCGTTCTGCCCATAAGTAATGCGCAACCGGTCCGCCAGCCACAGCAATCCCTGGTTCATCAATTCCAGCGCCCGGCCAGACTGTGCCCCGCTCATCTTGTCGACATTGGATCGATTGCCATGGATCGACTCAAGCGAGACCTCGCGCAGAACCCGCACATATTCAACGACCGCGGCCGCGGCCGTCCCGTTAATCTCCAAAAGCTTGGCGTCGCCCTTCTCCGAAACAACCAAGGCATTGCCTGCACTGCGGATAATGCTTCCCTCATCCGCAATCGCCGGCTCCTTAATCAGCAATGTCGGATCCGAGGCATATTTAAGCCCCCTTCCCGCTTGCGAAAGCTGGTAATCCATCTCGATGACCGTGCTGATCGCCGGCTCAAAGGTACATGGACCATCTATCTTGTCCTGGCTGGGCAGATTTTTAATCCACACCATGGGTACAAAACCAAGTCCATGAACGATGGTCCGTCCAGGGTCCACCTGCGGCGCCTCGCCGCTTGCATAATCCGATATCGCAATCGGATAATACCAGGTCTCGGCTTGCGCATCCCAATCGCGCTGAAACCAATACTCTCCATCCTGAACAACATACCCGGCGGCCCGCAATTGCTGCGCCCTCACCTTGCGCAGCTCCGTCACGCATTCGAGCGTATCGGGCGCGTCCAACGACCACTTGGGCGTCAGATACATCGTATCCAGCATTTCAAAAAACGCGCGGCCCGAGAGAATGCGCATCAGCACCGCTACCGAACCCACACTACCGTGAATCGCGGCCGCGTTCATCACTTCGCCAAGCCGGGTTTCCACCACCAAAGCCTTGATGATGGAGCGCAATTCCGCGGTCGGCGCCTCCACCATCGGAAACCGTCCCTCGCCAAACAGCAGCGAGACGGAATCCTCGACCACAACCCGGCAAATCCCGGTGCGAACCGATGGCCGCCGTTTTGATAGGGGAACATACTCGCCGTTGCCGTTCCGCTCTTCCGAAAAAGCGTACGGAATATGATCGTACAGCTTGCCATCTCTAACTTTGGTCAGGAACCTCAACTGCGCGACGCGCGGGGGATAGTCCGGATCATTCAGACCCATCCCGTCGCATAAGGTTTGTGAATCCACACCGCTACCTCGCCAAATGATCGAATGTTAAATGCCGGACTGGCCTCGTCACATTGGCAAGCTCGCCAACTCCCCGGCATAGCGCGTCAACCTGGTCGTCATATGTGCCCTTTGGAAACGACGCCAGCTCATCAAGCAGCGCCGCATTCCATCCGGCGTTGCGAACCATCGAAATATTGCCAACATTGGCCTGCGCCGCGGCGACCATTGCGCGCGTCACCTTATCACCGCTTTCCGGCGAGGACTTCACATTGTATCCCGTCAGTTCTCGCGTCAGAAACGCAATCTGGGCTTTTCCAGCCTGGCCAGGATCCTGCGGCAACGCAATCATCGTTCGAACGCCGTCACGTTGCGCGGTCGCCCGAATAACCCTTACAACCTCGTCCGGCCCCCCGCGCAGCCGCACCACATCGCCAATAACAAGTTGCCTACCCGGACCCATCCCCAGCTTCAAGCCCGCCGTAAAATCGCCCTTGCCATCGCTCGCGGCCAAATCCCATGCCCGAACCCAATTGAACCCGGCGGGTTCCGCATCCTCAATGCCGATATTCTCAACGCGGAATATGTTGCCGCCCGGCGTAATGGGATTGCCCTGATACAACGCTTCCCAAACCGCCATCTGGCCCGATGCCTCGTGCTCCGCCTTGATCATCCGAAGTTCTTTCGCATAAGCGTATTTGGGGTCATCCTCCCACAGCATCTCGCCCGGCTGGCGTCCTAAAATATCGCCCTCACCCGCCTGCGCCTTGATGTGCAAAACCCCCCATTCACTCGGCCGCGCCACCTTTAGCAACCTGCCGGCAAGATCATCCTCATGCCAGCGCGTCATCATCAGCACGATGCGTCCACCTGGGCGCAGCCGCGTACGAAGATCGATCCAGAACCAGCGCCATAACTTGTCGCGCTGTTCGCGCCTCTCAACATCCTCCGACCTGCCAACAGGATCATCCGCAAAAACGAAATCCATCCGCTGGCCGGCAATCTTCCTGCCGGCGCCAATCGCTCGATAGTTGCCGCCGCCGCTCGTACCCCAGGCCCGAGCCGCCCCACGCGCCGACCGCCCGCCTATTCGATAGCCAAGCTCAGCCTGATTTTCACGCGCAAAATCCATCGCACTCAAGGAGAACTCATCGGCGCGCTCTTGCGTATGCGAGGCGCCAACCAGCAGCCCACGCGGCCGCTTTGCAAAAAAATATCCCGGAAAGAGACAACTGCCATAAGTGCTTTTTGCCGATCCTGGCGGCATAATCACGAGTAATCTGGGCGGCGCCGCGCCAGTCAGCACGTCATCAATGGCATTGATGAGGAGCGTATGATGCGCAGCCGGTTTCAGTCCGCGCCGGCCAACCGCCATTTTACAATAAGCGGCATAGGATGAAAGCGCGGCTTCACGCTCAAGTAAAAGCCGCGCGGCCTCGTCGCGGGAAATCGCCAAGCAAACCTCATCTCAAATCTTCGCAGCCACGCAAAATGCAGCACTTCGTGCTCAGACCGAATTTGCGTCTTCATCCCGCTCGGAAAAATAACGTTCAATGTCCATGCGCAGACCTGGCTTATTGCCGGCAAGCTCCACCACGCCGAATTCATTTTTGATGAGATCGAATTGCGGATCGAAATTCCACTTTTGCAGAATATCCCAGCGCTCCACGTAGCGGCGCTTCTGCTTCGATCCATGAAAATGATGTTCGATCGTCCCCGGCACCGAACCCAGATTGAAACCGAGCCGCGTCGCGCGATCCTGCCATCTAACCAGCGGCGCCGCATATCCAGCCCCAAGATTGCCTGGAATGGAATCCATCACGCGGCCCACCAATGCCATTGCCATGTGATGGTCGGCAGCACCCAGCACTGCCGTTTCCGGCAACAGGCCAACCGCAGCCAAAGCGCTCCGTCGCCAGGCCCAGGCATAACCTGGATGCCCAAAACGGTAGGGGCCCTGCTTCGCATTGGGACCCTGCACAATGGGCTGCTGATCCTGCCAGACCTTGCCGAACGACCGGTGCAACTCCAGGTGCTGACCATTTGGGCCCAGATCGTAACAATCCACCCAGGCCTGCACCACTTCAAACCGCTGCAGCGCATGTACCGTCTCGGCCGCCCAGCCGGGATTGCGAAACCGGATATCCGCATCCAGAACCGCAATATATTGCGCATCCGGATTGCGGCGCACCACGTCCTGAATGCCAATATTCAACAGGCATTCCTTGTTGAAGGTCATCGTGGAATGACGAACGCCGACAAATTCAACCAGCGGATCATCGGCGAGTTCAAATGGGCGCTCACCCAGCGCACATTCCACAACCGTGAGCCGAACCCCGCTCTCCACCATATGCCGCGCGAAATCCTTATAGAGTTCTATCCGGCTTTTCCAACGCAGCGGATTGGAGATGCAGGTTACCACATGGAGAAGATTCGGGTGCATAAAGTACCTTAAATTTGAATTCAAAAATCCGGTCCGCGTCGCATTAGAGGCCGCCAGGAATCACATCTCCGCGCGCAATAACCTGCAGCTCCGCGGTTGTCAGCTCCCGGGCATCCCGGTTTTCATTGGTGCCCTTAACAACCACACGCTTTACATAATCCTCAGGACTGTACATGCAGGACCGCCATTTACAGTGGTCCATCAATAACTTGGCCCGGGTCATTTCCACCTTGTCACTGGCCGTAAACAGGCCGATGGCAAATGCGATCCTATCCCATATTTCGGCCTGCGCCTTCCGGGCCAGGCGCGCCCGCGATGCACGCTGCCCATCAGACTCAATCCACTGCGAAAGCTGCGCCCGGTCCACACGCCAGATGGTCGCAACCTCCGACACAAGCCAGCCGAATTCAAGCAACCGGACCAACTCGTCCGTCGTTCTTGCCGTGAGCGGCGATGCGTGCAGATCGGCCCTTGGACCCTCCAGCAGAACCCCAAAGTGCGGTGCGAACTGAGCAATTTTTTCGAGCAGTTCAGATCTTAAAACGAAAGGCTGGCAAATAACCGGATCAGCCTCATCCAAGCTCCCGGCCCCTTTTCTACCCAACCCCGGCCACTTCGTAGTGGTGGATAAGCGGCGCGCGGCCAGCGAAGCGCAAGCCACCATCTTACCCGCCACCGCCACCCGGATAAACCCGGCCGATCGGACTGCATCGGATGAAATTTTCGGGATGAAGCTTCAAACGTTGTTAACTGGCACTTCCGTTGACCCGTTCTGCGTAAGAAGCCGGATCATAGGAAAATATATAATCAATTTTGGGGAGATGGGCAATAGAAATTTTGTTGGCCAGGAACTATTTTATTATTTCTTCTAACTTACTGTTATAATTGCGTTCACTGCAATGGAGTTATTGCCGCGAACGGCCATGAACGCCAACTTACTCCTCCAGCCAATGGAGATGAACATGATCCGGAACAATATTGCATCCGGAAGGCGACTTGATCTCCGTACCGCGCAGCGCCAGGGCAATCAACTCAATCGCCTGCGCATGCCAAATTTTTACCGTCTTATGGTCCGCACCAATAATTTCGCCGCAGCGGCGCCATGAAATGATATTTTTTTCCTGATAGGGATGAAATTGCGATCGCATTGAAACAACCCGACGTTTCGCCCGGTTCGGAATCAGCCAAATCCAGGACAATGCCTCGTCCATCAAGGAAACGTCCCGCGCCGATGGTACAGGGTAAGCCAAACGCACCCGATCCGGCGCCATATCCACCCCAACTTCCTGCAGGATCTCAATTCGGCCACGCGCCAGCAGTGTCGAGGGTGATTTAATGCGCAAACACCGCAACGTTGCGCCGGCATGTTCAATACGCCGTATCACGTAATCTTCCGTCATGTTTTGAGCCATCTGTGATCCCATCCTGCAGGTATTCGCATCCGATGCCTTGAGCCCAAAACGCGTGGTTCCTTGCACCGCAAATGTCTACGAGATCGGCTATCGGGGCGCTCAAGGCTCAAAAGCTATTGACATAATTCGAAACCTGATGCAAGTTATACTAACGGACCGTTATGCTCTGCGACCAGCTTCATCCACTCGATTGGGAGAAACGCAATGATTTGGACATGCAAGTTCTGCCGTTGCAGAAATCTAATCCATAATCTGGCTTGCGCCAGATGCGGCGAGTTCAAATAAACGCTACATGCAACGCCGCGCCGACGCGGCGAATTACCGG